GCCATGCCGGAGAAGGAGCTCTGTTCCAACGAGTTTATCGACGAACACGGTCGGGTTTGTGCCCTAGGTCTACCGCTTCGAGAAATCGGAATAACCGATAGGGCTCTACTCGCAGGTGTGCTCAATGACTGCTATGAAGGTGATACGGGCTTCCTGCAGGGGAAGCTCAACATTGCAGATGCTCTTATCCGAGAAATCATGTGGGTAAACGATCAATACTATTACAGTGGCGCTCGCCCTAATGAAGTGAGACGGTGGCAAGTTGTTCGTTCTTGGGTCGAACGAAACCTCGCGACTCGCTAGAATAGGAATCGTGCCATCGCTCACTTGATGGCCGTGGTCACTTAAGCAGTGCGACAAGGACAGCCCCAAGTCCGCTAAGGACTGAGACTGTTAGAGCCGTGTAGAGCTGCCAGCGCCCCTTGATGTCGGCAGCCCGAGAAGATGAACTCGACCGCTCGATCTTTTCCAACCGAACGAAAATGTCCAGGACGTCGCGCTTGAGCATCGAGACGATGTGGACCAGCGATGGCTGCCCGTCCCCATCGCGTACGAGCGTGAAGATCCTGCCGAGGTCTTGAATACACGCTTCTAAGCCGGCCTTGACAGCTGCGAATTCTGCGTTGTGGTCTCGAAGGTCATCTTCAAGCCGGTTGATTGCTCGTTCAAGCCGTTCCATCTGATCTCCTGCCCCCCCTGGTGGCTCCTCGACGGGCGTTTTCCATTGCCTCTCTGATCCGAATCTCCACGGAACTGCCGCCTTCGTACCTCTCAATATCACGGATCTCAGAATAGAAGATCGCGGCCATCGACAACACGGAAAACGCAGCGACTGGCCACAGAAACAGCAGCTGTGGAAATCCCCAGAACGGCTCGCCAGTAACTAACTCCATCGCCCGTAGCCCCATGATGGACCCAACTGAAAAGTATGATATCAGAGCGGACGTCCACAACAGAGAGATGCTGTGGCTGTGCTTCTGTCGTGAGGTCTTCAGAATCCTGGCGTGCGCGTAGGCGAGCGTCAGGTAACCAGCGAAGACGGCCAGGCTAGAGAGTGACATAGTCCATTCGATCATGGCTTGTTAGCGTCCAGCCATCCAGGCGAAAGTGGTATCAGACATGACGTTGGAATCCGTTCGTATGGTGAAGGTCGTGGCCCCAATCGTATCGAACCAAAAACGACTAGCTCCGGGCTGATCTGAATTCGGCGAAACGACAATGTCTTTTGCGGTCGGAGTAAATGGAAGTCCATGAGTAACCGCAATAGACGACGTCCCAGAAGTTATGACGGCAGTCCCAGAATTCATGTCAAGGAACCGCCCCAAGGTGCCATCGAAGTTGTCAGTGAACACATCCTGGCTGCCAAGGCCGTTGATCTGACGGCCAGAGACATCCTTGGCGCCGACCGAGGAATTGCCGACAGCCCGCAACACCGTTGATCCCAGGTTGATCCCCTGAGCCCCAGAAGCACCAAGAGTCGACCTCACAATGTTATCTGAAACTTCGTCGTCAGTGCCCAGAACCTCGATATGATATCCCCCGGTGTTGGTGCAATCCTTGACGACATTTTCCAAGACCTTAGTCCTGACCGTGGTCGCCTCTGAAAGAATTCCGCGGCGCATGCCGTAAAGACGGTTGCCCTCGACGACGCAGTCCGTTGAGGTACCGTAAATGCGAATGCCGTGGGCTGCGTTAGCGTTAGTTGACTGGAACTCGTTGTCCGTTGCGGAGCAGTCGTGGCAGTTCTCGAAACGAATTCCGGAGTCCGTGAACTCGTACGCTGCGGATCCAGAAACTGAGCAGTTCTTGGTCTGCCCGGCAACCGCCGAGGTGAAGAAAGCGAGCCGTTGGCAGTCGCGGAAAATGGAATCTCGAATATGGATATCGCGACAGTCAAACGCTCGGCCGCTTACTCCTGAACCCTGCCCCTCAATGCCGTTCACCTCTGACTCGAACATTGACGCCGATACCAAACAACTTTCTGCCTCGTTGAATAACTCGATGCCCGCTTGGGCATTGGACTTGAAGTGGCTATCAGACACCGAGATATTCTTTGAGCGCTTAGAAATATTGACACCGTCAGAACCAAAACCTTGGACAGAAATGCCGTTAGCATTCGAGAAGAAATGCGAATTCCCAATCGTCACGCGCTGGGCACCAAGGATACGAGCTCCGATCAAGAGGTTTGCGCTAGACTGGTGAGCTACGACTTCTATGTCCTCACAACGAACCAGCTCCAGCCCATGCCCTTCTGGGCTGGAAGTCGTTATACAGCCGATGAGTTTGAAGCGGGCCTCAACAGAAGTCGCCGATCCTATGCGAATGCCCGCATCATCGCAGTTGTGCGCTCGCACTCGCGTAAGGAAGCAGTCCGTTGAGCCCCCGAAGAAATAGATCCCGCGGCTTTCCGGCGAGCCAACGTTCGCCACGTCCTGGACCGTGAGATCCATGATTCCGGCCCAGGTAACGGCACTCGCCTGAATGCCATCCTGGGCGGCTACGCTTTGCTTCAGGATCGAGGCGTTCATTCCTGAGCCGCGCAGAATGACTTTGCTCTTGAGCTGAATGGCGCTGGTCAGTTTGTAAGTCCCCGATGGAAAGAAGACCACGCCACCAAGCGTCGCCGCCGCGTCGATTGCGGCTTGGATAGCAGCGGTGTCGTCTGTCGTTCCATCACCAATGGCGCCATAAGCCTTGACATCGAAGAATGGCCCCGACCGGAACGCTACGGCGTCCCCAAAAACCAAGGGCGATAGACCGGCAGTCCTTCTGTATCGACCGTCGGAATCAAGCGCAATCAGTTGCTCCCATAGCCCTCGGCTGACAACGATGGAAGCTCTGTAAGTTTTCCCCACCGTATTGTGAGCCTTGGCCGTAGTACTCTCCTGACCACGCGTGATCGTCAGCGTTTTCGTAGGGACGTCAATCGCGGTGCACTCGACCATTTCGCGGTCAGGATCATCGCCGGGTTCGGCGAAGTCCGTAGAGTTCCACAGCGCTAACCTGAACCGCGGAGCAGATGGATATGTACTTACTCCGACCATCACCATGGTGGTCGCGCCGGCGGTAATCCCACTTGCTAGTACCTCTTCGCCCCAGTTGGTTACCAGTGTGATTGGCATCTCAGGTTACCACGACGCTTGATGTAACAGCCGCGTCGAGCGATCGACGCTGGCCGAAGGGTGAAATCGGAATCGCAAGAAACTCGTAGGTTGCAGCGATCTTGACATCATCCAGACGAAACGACCGATTGCGACTGACGCCGAGCGAGTTATACCCCTCGTCAGCCGGGAACTTCCAGAACACCTCGAACTCTCGGATCAGTCCGAACTTCACGATTGGAAGCGATCCGTGGATGTGCCGGATCGAACCGCTGCCCTTGATGATCCTGAGCTTGATCGTCCCGATGATGTGCGTTGGGAACGTCCTCGGGTCCGGCGGGGTCGACGGCAACGCGTCCGTTGGGTTGACGATGGTGAAGGTGTACACTGCCGGATCGTACTTGCGGCCACGCACACGCCGACGGTAGTCGTCTGCAAGGCTTAGTTCTGTGCACCTGAAAAGCTCAAGACTGATGGCAGTCTCCTCAAGCGAGTAGTTATCGCCCGGGCAGACCTCACTCGTCCAGTTGTTCGCGACCGTAACAACGTCAAGACGCCGGTCGCCAGTTTCAAGGATGGCCTGACTCTCGATGGTGTTCTCGCGTGCGTGCTGGATCGTCAGAGTGTAGGCCTTGGCCGCGACGATGTTGACCATCTCGTCTAGGTATAGCTGCTTCCCGCCGTTCCCAACTGCGATCACCTTGCCTGATCCGATCCCAGCTCCGACCGCCTTTGAGGACAAACCAAAGACCGACCCGACTCCGATGGCCAAGCCCTCGAGGCCCGTCACGAAGTCGACCTCGGTTGTGCCGAGTTGGTTGTGACGCATGAGCCGGGCCGCGAAGCGCGCGACTTGTGAGGGACGCGTGACGCCGAAGAGCTCGAGAGTCGCCTCCACCGGCGACTCGCCAGTCAATAGCGACGTCTCGTCGTCCTGCGTGAAGACATCCCGCCGCCAGCTTCGCTCTTGGTTCAAGAAGTCCACGAAGATCCGAGTCGCCAGTTGCGTCCGATCTATCCAGCGGTAGACCAGAGAGCCAGGCTGGATGTTAGCCTCGCTGAAGATCTGCTCAGTCGCCGAAGCTCGGTCAATCACCGGCCGCCACTTGCCTCCAGTGTTGACCAGTGCCGCATCCCCAGCAAGCGCGATTCTCCGCAGAACCTCTTGAGCCGGTTCCTGCACGTCCTGGTAGTAGTCGAATAGGCACCTCGGTTCCATTCCACCTCGACCGTCTGACACCTGTGCTGAACAGTAGCTTGCCCAATCGAGGAACGCTGCGATGTCGATATCCGTGTAATCGAAGAACCGTCCGAGACCCCACTGCTTATCGGTGATGAAGTGCGCCGCGCACCAGGCTGGACTCTGGGTCCACTGAAGCGAGAACGACGTCGTGGTGGTGTAGACCCGAATTAGCTTGGTGAACTTACACTTTGTCGTGAACGTCGAGCCAAGAGTTTGTGCCTGCTGGTCGAGCGAGATCCCGACGACCGCGAGCTGGGCAATCCCAGGATGCGCGCTGGCCTCGTTCTGTACCTGGATCAGTTTCTCAAAGCGAAAGACATCATCCCCATCCGCTGGCTGGCTGATTCCAACGGTCGTGTTTAGGTGCGTGTCCGATGTAATCCGGGTCACCCTAACGTCGTAGCGTGCTCGGAGGAGGCTCTTCGACCTTACCAGCATCTCGACTGGCGCGACGCTCCGATCCCGGTGCGAGATGTTTCCGCCCGTCAGGACGATCCAGGTCGATGCCCCCATTTCACGGTACTCGACTTTCAACTCCACCTTCGGGCCGTGAATCTCCTGGTCCTTCTCATACCAGAGACCATTCGTGAAGAGTATCAAGACCTCGAAGAAGTCCAGTTCGGTATCGCTCGTCGCAATCACAGGTCCAGCTCCGACCGTAACCGGAGCCTGCACGAGCTTCTCGACTCGTGTGGCCAGGAAGGCCCTAGGGATGATGTCGTCTGCCTCACCGAGCAGCGCGGTGTAGATCGCGCCCTTGTAGTCGGTGATCGGGTTCCCGTCGATCTGGATGTCAGCGATCTCCTCGATCGGACCTGCGGCGATCGCGACTCGCGCTGAGACTCCGAACCGAACGGCAGTTGCTACCGTGGACTTCAGGATCGACGTCTCTTCGCTGTCAGTAACCAGGACGTCCGGAGGCGACTGGTCAGCGTAGTAGATCATGTGCCCTCCCACGCGGTGCTGGCCATAGCCGAATGGGAGAAAGTGCCCACCTCCTGTAGAGTTTGAGACGCCCTCAAAACCTCGGCTTCGACTCGCTGGGTTGATCGCACGCTTGGGAGCTGATGGTCCGCTCAGGGGCGACCCAAGTGCAAAGCTGGCAGCGGTTGCCCCAACGCCAACGAGTCCCAGTACCAACGCTGCAACGGGCGCGATACCAATCGGTCCTCCTGGCAGGTCCAGGAACTCGACCGTCTCGCCGTCTATCAATATGCGGTCGAGGTCCCGCGTCATCTCGTGATCGACTGCTATTAGGCCGTGGTCGAGTGAGAAGTCCTTCGGCAAGATGTCTCGTAAACGAATACCAGCATCAACATGGTGCCAGAAGCTAGCCTCGTTGGCAGTCAGCCATGGATTCGAGATTCGTCGGTACGCTACCACTCAAGCACCAAAAGACGATGGAACTCCCAGAGATCATCTACGGCCAGCCGGTGGAGCCGTTGCCTGGAGACGCTGCCACCCTCAACTGAAGTTGCAATCCAGTCATTGGACTCGACAACAGCCAATCGCTGGAGCGACAACCTACCTGCTCGCATATAGAGGACGTCGAGCGGACGAGGGACATCCTCGTTCCTGACAGCTCGAAAGTGATCCGATAGCCCGTTGTCCCAAGCTCGCCTGTCTTTGATAGGGTCGGGCAGGACAATGTCGGTAACGCGCTTGACCATCCACAGCATGAAGCCCAAGCAGTCGAACTCGAACGGACCTCTACCATGCAGTTTCCACGGCCGACCGAGTACCTCGTCAACTGCTTGGGTAACTTGGTCCTGTGTGATTTTCATAGCACTGACGATATCTGCTCAGGCATTGCCAGGAAGCCGTTGAACTGGTGCGTCTGTCCGTGCAATGTGCAATCCGCGAAGCTGCGATTACAGGTCGGCAGTCCGCCCTTCAGGAACAGCAGGTAGTCCGCGTCGCCTGCAAGCACGTCTGTCGACTGCGTATCGGATGCCAGAACGATTCCGACCCGCACGGTAGAGGGCAGCGTCACTGTCTTCGTGGTCCTGAGCGTCCACGCAACGTTGATCGGGGCGTCATAGAGCTTGAAGCTGTCGCCGACTCGCTCAACTCTTAGGTCGCGTGCGCTTGCAGATGGCGAGACCGAAAAGTTCTCGTCCACTGAAACACCGGCTGTTGTTACTCGGGCTCTGATCTGAAATACGCTAACGCTATCCCCTGCCCCATAGGCGCACCAGAAGAGCCAGTTGCTTTCGGCCGTTGGGTCCTGGATCAGGATGCCACACAACCAGTTTCCGTTGGCATTCAAGTCGCCGCTCGCAACACGCGTGAAGCAGTCGAAGTCACCGTTCGGAATCGACTTGAAAACGTAGGGACCCAGCCGAACCGCGTCTTTCCAGCGCTTGTCGCTGAAGGCTGCGCCAGTTTCGCAGTGTAAGACCAAGTCGCCGATCTTTGAAGCCAGTGTGTAGCCTGTATCCCAGATGGTCGGACGATCAGCGTTCAACGTCGACCAACCGAATCGCCGCGCTGTCAGCGTAGCAACTGAGTTCAAGGTGTGGAAGTTCTGTCGCGTCTGATCCTGAAATCTATCACTCGGGTAGTTACACGGGTTCAGCGAGTCCACTCGAAGCGAGTAGTCGTTGAAGCAGCGATTGCGGACGAACTGCTTGTGAGGAGTTCGCATGCCGAAGAGATTCGGGAATCCGAGGACAGCCGTGACGCGATCAGGTCCTTGAGTCGCACGCATCTCGCGAATGCGAAAGCTCTCGATCCTTGCGTCAGTCGGCACGCTCAGTCGATCGAACGGGATGATGCGCAGGGTAACTTTTTCGTTGACGAGCCCCTTGTTTCGCCGCAAGTACCCAACGATCGCATGAGATGGGTCGAGGATCGAAACTTCAAGCCCCTCAGTCTCAGCGTTACCGCCACCACGGATCTCGCCGCGGGTAATCTTCACCGGCCAGTAGACCTGCCCATCGAACACTATCGTACTCGTGGGTGCAGGCCCGTCGGACTCGGCGAAGTCCACAAAGTATAAGTTTCCCTCGGGCGTCGTGACGTCCCAGAACTCCAGGATCGGAGCAGGCTGGAGGAGGACGTTCTTTCTAGCCTCGAGCAAGGTTGCCATCAGATGATCTGCTCCACGATCTGGAACTGGAGGCGATGGCGGTTAGGGCGAATCAGCGCTTCCTCAAAGTCACCAGAGACTACCCACTTGAGGTAGGGAGAAAGCGTGTTCGCAGCCGGTGGAGAAGCGCCCGCGACAAGCCCTGTCGTCGGTTCAGTCCACTCCGGCGAGGACGAAGTAACCTGGAGCGTCAGTGCACCAGCGCTCGTCCCCGCGTAGATCCTTGCTCGGTCTGCCCCGATAGGGAAGTTCGGCACGGAGACGGTAACTAGGTTGCTCGCTGGAATACTAAGGGACACAACTTTTGAGACGAGAGTCTCGGTGCTGCCGCTTGTCGAGAACCACGAAAACGCGACGTAGTATGTCCGGGAGGCGAGAGATCCTCCTCCGCCATAGCTCAAGGCAGGACTGAGCCCGAGCGGTGAGATCCCCTTCCAGGGGAGCTGCCAAAGAAACGGGCCACCAAGCCCCTCGAACTGATCGAAGAAGCTCAGGATTTCGTCGCGCTGAAGCGTTGTTACCGCGTTCCAGCCGAGGCTCACTTGCCGTATCGTCCGGAGGCCCAGAGCGCGTAGCGACTCGTAGCCCTTGATCGACTGGAAACGCTCGACTCGCCGCAGGTACTGGACTGGCAGGGCGAAGCTGGGACCAATCGACGGCTCGAAGAGCGGGTGCGTCGAGGCAGTGACGCCCAGGGTCTGAGACCCTCCGCCGAACGTTTTGTTTCCGAAAAGGTTATCTCCCCAGCGAGACATCAGCGGAACCCCTCGCGTACGTCTGGCGATCGGCTGAACGCGGCCGCAACGACGTTCGCTAGCTCACGCGACCTGCGAGCGGCCGACTCGAAGAAGCGGTCGTCGAAGGATTTGGAATCGATGGCCTGTGCGTTGATCGTCAGATTCACAGTTACGGGCTCGCGGCTAGCACCGTTCTGGATCTCTACCGGCACCCGACCTCCGGACGGTAGCGGGATATGCGCCTCGCTCCCGTGCGCTAGAATCAACTCGCCTCCGCTCGGGTGTCGACCGATACCGCCTCGCTGGAAGCTGCCGCCGAAGCCAACTCCGCCCAAGGCCGATCCGCCGAAGAGCCCGAAGGCGCCGGTGACGGCCCGCAGGACAAGTGCTCGAATTACGATCTGCTGGATGTCCGCCAGTACACTGCGTGCCAAATCCTTGAACACGTCACGAAGGCTCGACGCACCTTGCGCGACGCTTGTGAGAGCGGCACTGAGATTCTGCGTCAGAGAGTCTGCGAGCCCGGTAATCGCGCCCCTAAACACCTCAAAGGTCGAGCCCCGCTGGGCGATCTCATCGAGGCCGGATTTGATCCCGGCCAGAGGACTCTCTACACGGTCGAGTTCCGCTGCAAGTTTGCCGACTGCGTCGACTGTTTGATCGATTTCAGAGACATCTCCAAAGGTCTGGAATGATTGTATTTCAGTTAGAAAGCGATCGAACTCTTCAGCTCGAACCGCCTCTTCTCCAATGAGTTCGACACGATCACGTCGAGCGGAGGCAATACGTCGTTCCCTAGTAGCAAGCATCTGCTCAACAGTTGCAGGAACTACAATCCCACTTTCTAACACCACGCTTCTTCCTGAACTTATTTCTTCTTCAAGTTCGCGTCTGAATTTTTCTCTTTCTTGTCGAGCTGATTGTTCGGCCGCTTGCCGATCTGCTTCAGCCTTGGTTATAGGCAACTGCCTTTGAAACTCCTCATCGCGCCTTCGCTGTTCTTCGGCTTCTTGTCTTCGCCTCTCGCGCTCGCGTCTTTCCGGCGCCTGCAGAAATTGTTCAATGCTTCGCATGGGGTCAGTCTCTGCCGTCTTACTAGCCTCCTCAATATCCTTCAGCAGTTGACTGGCTCTGCCCTTTGTGAATTGATCGAGAATAATAACCGACAAGGAATCGAGTGCTTTACTGGCCGACTCAGAAGCCTTTGGTATCGACGTTATTGCGCCTGCAATCCCGCTAAACAGATCCAGCACCTTGGCTAATATAGGTAAGATCGGCTCAAGTGCCGTGCGCTTCAGATTCTCGAAGGCCCCGCCGAATCTCTCAATCGCCTGCGTGAACGCTCGTGACTTGGCAATTCCCTGTTCGTCTAGGGTTACGCCTAGACGGTCCGATTCACGTCTGACATCTTGGATACCTTTTGAACCATCTCGGAGCAATGGAATTAGCCGCTGGCCACCGCGCCCGAACAGCTCGAGGCTGGCACTAACGCGTTGCTGGCTGTTATCGACTTCCAGGAACGCGTCTGCGACAACTCCGAGAAGACTTTCCAGGTTCTGCGCTGCTCGCGCATTCTCTACGAACTCCGGCCCCAGTAATTTCAGCCCAGTAGCTACTGGCCCAGTGCCTTTGGTCTGGAGCTCCGAGAACCCTTGGGATAGGCGAGTTAGCGCGCCTTCCAACTGCTGGAAGTCCACCCCCGCGTTCTTGGCACCGAACCTGAGCGATGATAGGAACTCAGTACTCACCCCAAGCGTTGCGCTCAGGTCCTCGATCTGCTCGTTCAGGTCCGCGATGCCCTTGGCCAAGCCAAATCCAACGAAGCTGGCAACGCCAGCGAATCCTGTGCGCAACGCCGTAAACGGATGCGTCAACGCGTTTAGGCGGGTGGTCACAAACTTCGAGAAGGCGGACACCGATCCTTCCGCCGTCTTCAGCGCTGGAGTTAGCTCATCCGCGAGCCCCAGCCCAACCTTTATCATGGGTGGCATCGATCGGCTAGCTTTCTCTTCCGGTCCTCAAACTCACCGAAGATCCACCGCGACAGCCACGTGTAAGCCAGTGTCCAGCGGTACGGCTGCTCGAGCCACTCACAGGGACTCCACGCACGCTCACGTGCAGAGTACATGAGCGCCACCGCCATGGCCACGTCGAAAGCGTCCTCGCCAAGCGCTTCGACGTCTTCGGGCTCGAGCGAACCCTCTCCGCCGCAGGTGTCGCAGTTTCGTTCCTGACCAAAATCATCGAGTACGCAGCGGCCCTCGCATTCCCAGCACGGCACGCCTTGACCATCTGCGAGTACTCCTGCGCGGCTGGCCGCCGCACTCAGCAGTTTTTTCGGTCGACCTTGTCGAGTTTGAGCAACTTCTGGGCCGCATTCCAGAGCCGGATCATGACCGGCAGAAGTTGGTCAGTTGTCTCTTTCGACAGCACCTTCCTGCCATTGTCCGTCACACACTGGATTGGCATCTTGGTTTCGCCCGAGAAAACGTTCTCCACCCCTTCGAGGCACAGCCCCAAGAACTCAGCAGCCAAGTCAAAGAAATTAGTCTCGTCCGGCTTCAGACGCGCCGAGATCCGGAGCATCTGGTTCGCTGTCGCAACGTCTGGCACACGGAAAAGGCCGACTGCCGTTTGGTCTGTGCCCTCTTCTGCGGCCTCGAGAGGAATCCTCACAACGTCTCCTGGACGGTAGAGGAATAGCGCCATATTTTCAATGCTGCCAGATCAGCAGCTCCTCGTTGTTCTTCCCAGTCAGTCCAAACTCGCAGGTGAACTTCGCTCGCTGCGGATCAGTGATGTCCGGCCGGATCGAACGAAGCTGCGCCGCCGGCATGGCGAAGGTCCACTTGTTGCCGGCCGCCAAAGCCGATCCAAGTGTCGCTTCTGCGGGGATCAACTCGCCGTCCCGAAGCTTGCTGAAAAAGTCATAGTCGGCGGCTGCTACCTGATCGACTTGCACGGCCAATGTAGGAAGCTGACGAGCGAAGTCGAAGTACCTAACACCGTCCGCCGCAGCGCTGTTCGCATCCTCGACTGGTGCCGGGTTCGTCGGCCATGCGAGCGTCATCGTAACGATGCCAACCGGCGCGTAGGCCCCGAATTTGATACCGGCGTTCGAGAGTCTCGGGACCGTGTTGTTTTCCTCTGGGTACGTAGCCAATCCGAACAGCGCCAGGTCTCCCTGGGACGCAAAGCCACCGAAGAAGTTCTGCGTCACGATGGCTTGCGCATTGTTGCGAAGCTCCCACGATAGGTCCGACAGCGATCCGCGCGCAGTCCACTGAAAGCCGTCACGGTTCAAACGTGCTGTCACGTGATGGCCAGTGACGTCCGTATTTGGATCGGCCGGACGAAACGCGTAACCGCCATCAGCCGGACCGGCAGAACTCGTCGCCGTCGCCCCACTTGTGCCACCCGTGATGACTTCCGTTGTGACGAAGGTACCAGTCAGGGGAATGAAAGGCAGAGGAGATGAGCCCGTTAGCGTCCGCTGGAGAACCATTCCAGTCGCAGCGCTCGTGCCACCGGTAATAATCTCCCCCGCCTGGAAAGGCCCAGCAGTAATTGCCCCGATCGCAATCGTTTTAGCTTCGCTGCCAGCAAAGAGCGCGCTCTTCCAAAGGTCCTTCACCGCTGGGTCCGTAGTAAGGCTCGCCGGCGCACGAAGATTGTAAGCAACCGTATGCTGAATGGTCTTGATGCCAGTCAGGTGCGCGCTGCGTGAAGAGACTGCCCTTAGTTCCTCAAGGTCGATAGGCGAGACATCTGGTGCGATCGTTGGGTCCGCTCGCACTCGCACCTTGACGTCTCCAGAGGCGAGGGTTTCCGCGATGCCTGGAGTAGCTTCGAGCTTTACAGCGAACTCTACCTTGTTGGACTTTGCCATTTGAGGACTTAAACCTTAAGCGGGCGATGGGCTCAGGAGTATGTGCTGATCTTCGATATCTACGGTGTACTGAAAAGTTGCCGTCACGAGGCAACCGTCCTGTGGATCGGTAGGATCGCCGATCGAAAAAGCAGTGATGTCAACTGAAGCGAGCAAGACTCCGAGGGTGTCGTAGTTGATAGCTGCAAGCGCAACCGATACGTCATGCGCCAAGAGGTTCATGAGCTCATCGGTCGACTTGCGTGGAACGTCTTCTGACGGCTCGACGAAGCAGTTGATCCCAACCTCGAGGTCTACGATGAACTCGCTGCCCTCCTGACGTTTGGATTCGCCGGCGATCCACACTTCGAGCGCATTGCGAAGTGATCCTCGCTCGTCTCCGTATCGAGACCAACGCCTGACGTCGAGGACGTCCGTGTTGTAGCCGGCGGCCGTCCTGATCTTCTGTAGAGAAATGAGCACTTCACGAATGACCAACTCCGAGTATGGCACGCTCATCGCAACGCAAGACCTGCCTGACGCACACGTATTACGCTAGCGACTGCTCTCGCCATCCCATCGTTAAACAGCGCACGCAAGCGAGGCTGAAACTCATCCCACTGCGCGCGGAACCTGAGAATCGGTGGGACCTCAACCTTGCGGACCCGGCGCGCCACAGGGCGCTTAAACCTGCGAGACCCGGGCTGCGCTTCCTGACGGGTGAAGAATCTGGCCTTTCGGCCAGCAGCTCCTCGGCCAAGGAACTCGCCGCGGATAATCAGCAGCCCTACTGCATCCTTCGGCCGGATCGTTCCACCAAGCTCTCGGATCACCAGGAGCGGATTCGAGGTTGAGATCCTGAGACCTTTGCCTTCGATCTTCTTCGGACCAATGACTCCTGCACTGATACCAGCGGCTCTGGCTTTGGCGGGTATGGCCAGCCCACTAGCCTTGCCAGAAGCCCGTCGGCGAACCTGGAAGATCCCACGCACAAGACTCCGGGCCGCGAAGCCCTTAACGAACTCCTTCCCTGTGCGCCCGCAGGCGCGGTTCAGCTCGCGATTCGTAACCTTGGGGAACCGATCGGCGAGGAGCTGAAGCACCTCGCGATCGTCGACGAACGCAGAAAACGCTGCAACGTTCGTCGTGCGTGCTGTTCGCGGAGGAGGCATCTACTGTGCGCAGTACAGCGTCCAGATCCCAGGGTCATCGGAGATGATCTTGAGCACTCTGAACACGACTCCCTTTCGTCGTACGCGGTCGACTTGCAAGTTGATCGAAGGCAACAGCGTCTTTTCGAGATACAGCGTAAATGGCCGTGGACCGCGAACATCCGCCCGACCCTGAAGCTCAGCCTCGCTATCCGACACCACTCCTCGAGCGCTTACCCACGCCACTGTGGACTCGATAGCACCAGACGGGATGTGCTTCAAGTCGAGCACCTCACCGGCCGGACCAAGAGCAGCCTGACGCATGGCGGCTTCAGCGAGATCCGTGAACGACATGGCCTACGGCAAATTCAGATCGATCTTCCCAGTAGAGGCAGTTGTTGACGCGGCTTCCCAAACTCTGCCAGCAAACGTATTGCCAGTGGCTGAGAGGTTGAACTTGGCACTTGCAGTGACGAAGTACACTTTCGCGCCCTGGGCCCAGGCTACGTTGGTCTGCTTCGTGATCGAGAACACTCCACGCGTCCAGGCTGGAACCTTGTCGCCACCGACGCCGGACTTCTTTAGGATCACCACCATGGTTCCGACTACCTTGGGGTCCAACTGCGTGACAGTGCCACCAGCGACGAAGAGCATGCTTCCAGAATCCTGTAGGAACATATAGACCTCCTCTGCTATCTCGAGCTGTATAGTAGACTATCCGTTGCGCACAAGCCCACGATGATCGATGGCGCGCACCACACAATCGAAGTACGCGACCCATGCCACCCCGAGGATCTCAGTGTCGACTATCTGCTGGATCACAGGTTCCTCCTGGCCGGTTAGTCGACCAACCACAACGCACTCCACCCGGTTAGGGTCTGCCACCACGTACCACCTTGTCGCGGAGAGGCCGTCCAGATAGCTCTCGACGATCAGCTCCAGGCTGCGGAAGGACAGCGGTGTGGCATTCGCTGCCGAGGTCGGGGCGAAGGTAAACACGGCGTTCAGCGCCTGCTCGCACTCGACCTCGTAGTTGGCCGGAGCAATGATGAACCGCGGCGTCAAGTTGAGCTTGTTCGCCGGATCAGTGAGATCACCTTGGAGGCGCATGAGCTGGCGCATCTCGCCAAGCTCGGCCACAGATGGGGCGGCCGCAGGACGAAGGTTGTCGCCTGATGGATGATCGTCGGCGAACAGCGCTTTCCCATCCTCGGTCATCGTCGGGTTAGCGTTGAGATGGGTGTAGACGAGATGGTTGATCGTCCGCGCCGCTGCCGATCCAAACATCCGTGGCAAACGCGCGAAGCCTGCGAGATCGTCGTTCAGAATCGCCTGGCGCGAGATGCTGAAGCGATTGCCGTAGGTCGCGAGCGTGTAGACTTCCTTCGCATCCGTGATCGTCTGTTCCTGGATCGGCATGAGCTCCGGCGTCTCGGTGTAGTTTTTTGCCGCTCCGAGATTGACCTCGCTCACTGCTTTGAAGTCCGCGAGATCTCGCCGTGCAGTCCAGCGCTGGTATGTGGTCGGCTCCATTTCGTAGCCGTTGCGGAGCGTCTTGCGAGCGGTATTCTCCAGGAGCTCCGCAAAGAAACTCGTGGAGTGTGCGAAGTCTCTGGAGTGCAGGAATTGGTTCGGGGTCACGAACCGCTGATCGCGGCCAGTGCGCATCCGCACCAACTCGCGAGCCGCGTCGATCAGCGAAAGGTGCTGCGGGGCGTCCTTGGGTGCATCGTCGTCGAGCTTCAGACGCAGACGCCGATGGAACGCAGCCAGAGCCCAGCGCTGGAACTTGTCGATGGGATCTGGACCGCGCTCCTCGACATAGGGCGCAAGCCCAAGGAGACGCGAGCGGCTGGACCAATCCTCGAAAGCGCGCGAGCGCGCTTCAGCCTCAGTAAGGCCATCCTCTGCCCATGCGAACGCCTGCTCGAGCGAGAGTCCGGACTTCCGCGCAATCGCACGCAGGGCGCGCAGAGAGGCGGGCTGGGCCTGCGGCTCAATCGGATCGGCGGGTTCCGTCGGATCTTCAGGATCCGGGATGGCCACTGGCGCCGCGGCTCGACGCTTGCCAGCGGCCTTAGCCTCTTCTGGCTCAGCTTGACGAGAATCTTCCAAGTCCTCTTCTTCCTCCACGACATCGTCCACGACATCGTCCAGGACTTCTTCGACTGGCTTCCTCTTTTTTTTCATGCCATCTCTTCCTTTCTTCGAGCGTCCAACGCCGACCGAGAAGTCAGCGGGGATTGGAGTAAGTGAAACTTCTACTGGCTGCCAACGTGTGGCAACGATCAAAGGCCCCTTGAACACTCTGCCCTCGTGAGACGTCCAGTTCTCGCCCTCGTTGATCCTCTGCGCCTTTATGGCAACGTAGGAAACTGAAGCTCCACGCAGCGAGCCGCTGCGGACCTTTGAAAGGTAGAGCTGTGCCTGCTCGTCCTGGTCAAACACCACGGTCGTTAGGCCACGGCGAGTACGCAGGTCGATCTCGGTACCTTCGGGTTTACCTAGGATCACGTCCGGATTGTGGTTGAGCAAGACCGACCGCATGCGACTCGAGTCAAAGGCGCCCTCCTCGTGCAATAGGACGACTGGCGGTCCGGAGAAGTCACGGACTGGCTTCTCGGAGCTGAAAGAGAGCTTCACCTGTTGTGAGCGCGCGGGATCTCCGTCCGTTCGAATCTCGTCGATCTCGAGAGACCTAGAGAACTTCTCGCCCTCAGCGAACGGCAGTCGATCGTCCATTGTTTACAGCCTCTTGAATTCTCGGTGGAGTCGGTGCTTGCTCATTGTTTGGCGGAACTTCTGGAGCAGAGGTCGCTGTATCAAAAAGCTCCGGAGATGGAGGCAGGCCGAGACTCTCAGCCTGTGCCCTGACTTCTGCCAGCGAGCGGAGGTTTTCCTCGACGTCGGCTCCATGGCGAGCGGCAATGGTGTGGATATTTGCAAAGTAAGATCTCACCGCCTGCGCGTCGCTCGCGACGTCCTTCGCCGGATCGATCCAGTCCCATCCCTGTGCGACCCATCGGACCTGCTCAAGTTGCTCAGGGCTGAGGGGCGCGAAGACCTCAGACCGCGCCATGCCCTGAACGAACCAAGTCCAGACATGCGATAGGAATCCATCCACCAGGCGCTGTTGGCGCGCCTCCCATTGGCGCCGTTCGTCGATAAGCGCCTGACGGATGGACGAGAAGTTGTGCCGTGAATAGTCGCGCGTGAGAGTCTCGTACGAGCAGCCGATCCCGGCCGCGATCATTCCCAGGAACAGCGACGCGAAGTCCCTCAGTGCCGCGGAGTTCACGTTCGAGGCTACGCCCTCGATCGAATCGTCCTTGCCTCCTGTAAAGATCATTCCACCAGTCAAGTCAGCTACCGCATTCTGTGCCGAGTCCTTCGCTTCGCTGGCGTCGCCAGTAGATGGGAAGGCGAAGGTCCCGAACCCGCGAGTGCCGCGCTTCAGCATTACCGCAAACGCAGAGGCAACGCGGGCCTTGGTCAGTTCAAAGTCGAGGAGTTGCGCCAACGCCTGGAACGCCGTCAGGCAACAGGCCGCACCAGGAAGCCCGCGCACCTGTCCAGCCCGACGGCGGTAGACGAGATGGAGAACCCGCTCAGCCTCCACTCGCGATGGATTCTTGAGCAGGTTCTGGTCCGATGGGTTCTGGCGGTGAACGTGGTATGCAAGGATTCTACCGACCGAGTCGTACTCAACTCCCTGGACGATCTTAGACGCTCCGCGCGTCTCGGTCAGGTCTGCGAGCCGCTCGGACTCGACGAGCTCGAGGATCAGGGGAGTTTCCATGTCCTCAGTGAATGCCGCGGCTGATCGAACAACGATGGCCTCTCCTGCGATCCATAGCTCGCGCTCCAGGAGCCAAGTGAACTCCGCAAGCGACTGACGACGAGTGACGTCGACACCACGCGCCCAGAGGGCAAAGATGCGCTCGACAGCTTCGTTCTCTTCCTGAAGGATCTGGCCGGCGTCGTCCTGGATTTTTGCCTGAAGACGGATGCCGCGGCCAACCACGAGATTGGCAAGCGTATCGAATACGCCATGGGCAAAGGCGTTGTTACGGTCGAGATCCCGCACCTGATCGAGCAGAGGCCCGCGCCGGCCCTCGCTCTCAGCCACCGGTCCCAGTCGCCTGGTCCCACTGAGTGTTCGCAGCCGCCCGATGTCGAGAGCATCGTAATAGCGGCTGGCAGCACGCATCTGGATTCTGCGCGCGCCCCAACCCGGGAACATCCAGGCGATCGCACGGTCTACCAGTGTCCCGTTCACGCTATTCTCCCCTGGAGGTTCGCCAAGTAGAACGGCCCCCCGCTACGCTCAGCCTCGGCCAGCTCGCTCTCGAAGTCCTTCCTCAACTCGATCAGAGAGGCAATACTATCAAAAGAAAAGGACTTCCCTCCGATGGAGAAGGAGCGAATGGCACCACCGGAGATGGCATTGGTGATCTGGTTACGGACCGCTGTCAGGTCCGCCTGAATCTCTGCGACTGTCCTGGCCATGCCCCCAAGCTACGCAGGCAGAGAACTCAGTTCAACTGAGGAATGAACTTGTACCAATACTGGTGAGAGATAGCAGCACTAGTGTTCGATCTCCACCGTACGCCACGTGTGCCCGCACTTCGTGCACTTCCGTCGCCTGACCAGAATCCACTTAGTAGGATCCTGAGTCGAACGAACTCTGCCGAGCTTCTGAACTGTCTTCCCAATGCCGACGCACTTGGGCCGTCTACATGGCTGATCCCCATTGTAGGGTCGGTCAGGACTAAGGTTCCCGGTCGGCTCCTCTGCGCTCGCAGCTTGCTCGATCGTTGGCCATGGCGGGCACGCTTCGGAGTTAGTGGCGCAGGGCTTTCGCCTGACCCGGAATTTCTCCATTCGATTTGGCGCATCTTCTGTCATGAAAACATCCTGACCACGCCAGCAGCTGGTTTTTTCTTCTCTCGCCAGTAAGCGACAGGCTTCATGGCGCTTGGCCTGTTTTCCTCCTCTGGCTTGCTCACAGCCTTTGGAGTCTCTGCTGGTACGACCGCTGGGTGCGCAATCTGCGACAGGTCCGCGATGACCAACGCCAAGACCTCGCAGTCAAAGTAGTGATTCGCTCTGCCCTCGCTCCTGAGCTTCCATTCAACCCGCTGCCGACCTGTGCGCTTGTCTGGCACGAACTGCTGCTGCTCGGCGACCATGTGCTCGACGTACTCGTCGTCCACCTCGCGCGGAAGATGCCACCGGTCCGGCTGCCGCATGAGCCGGTGGAGCCACGTCTTGTAGTAGTCTGGGTTGAAGCTCACAAACTCCACGACGTCCGGAGTGTCGGGGCCTTTTGCAATCGTTGTGTGTGAGACGTGCTGGCGATTCCTAGCGTCGCCCTTGGACGCTATTCCCCCCACTGCGGAGCACCACTCGTAGACCTCGCCGGTACGGAATCCGGAGTCAACGAGCGGGCGGATCTTGGTCACGCTTCCGTAGTCCGCATCGAAGATGACCGCATTCAATACGGACCAACTCTGTGCTACGCCATAGCGCACTAGCCAGCTCTGCCCGTCAGCACCCCAGGCCCGCACTACGTAGTACTGATAGGTCTGCTCGCCACGGGCCTGTACGTCAACGCCGAACGTGACGGCTCGAGCGCCCTCAGGTATCTGGCCAACGAAGTAGTCTGTGCACCGAGCTCTCACCTCGAAGTCCTTAAGCTCGTTGACATGCACTTCCCACGGCTCAGCGAGCCACGCCGTGACGAACGTCATGAGCAGCATCGGCTCCTTGTGGGATTCGATCCATTTCGCTGCAATGCGTGACCAAGTGTGCCGTGGGAAAAGCGAGTAGGCCTTCCAGAGTTGGTATCCCTTGCGCCGCTGGATAGGAGGCGGCCCCACTAGCTCGCCCCCGACGACGCGACTTCCAAGAGGAGCCCAGACGCCTTGCTCGACCATCTCACGCTTTGAGGTCTCGTCCACGCGCTCATGGCAGGACGCGCACTCGTACCACGCGAGCTTCTCAGCGATCACGCGCTCAGGGTTGCGCTCGTCGCGTGGCCACTTTAGGCCAGGTGTCCCAGGTGTACCGTCGCCGAAAACCAGCACTTGATAAACGCCACAATGTGGACATGGGACGAAGTAGCGCTCGTTCGTGGAACCCTCAAGCAGCCGCCAGATGTACTGGTGCCGAGTCGTCGGTGTCGAGGCAAAGACGCACTTGGCGTCATGGAAGGTCCCAAGCCGTTCTTCCAAAAGGCTCACAGGATCAGACTCGTCGCCAGCCCACGAAGGCCACTTGTCGACCTCGTCGGCGAAAGCGATCTTCGCAGGCTTGGAGGCTAACCCACTGGCCGAATGCGCACCACGGAATGTGATGACGCATCCGTTGAGATTGATTGTGTCGCCGGAAAACTGGCCAGTTTTGCGGTCGACGTCGATGAGCTTCCGCAGCTCGGGCGACTCGTAAATGATCGGCTCGTAGCGCTCACGCTTCACCTCGAGCGCCTCGTCTTCCGATGGCATCACGTGAAAGATTCCATGCGGATCGTTCGCCAGGTAGTAGAGCGCAGACACGATAAGCAGAGTCGTCTTCATCATTTGGGTCGCACAGCAGATGACCAGCTCGTCGACGTCAGGAGAAGTCAACGCGAGCAAAGGACCACGCATGTAGGGCGTGAGGTCGAAACTAAGCGGCCCGCTGATCGACGAAACCTTGCGCGGCAGGACCAGGATCCGCTCGGCCCACTGGACGATCGTCTCCTCAGGCGGCGGCGTCCAAGCATCGCGCTCGTACTGCTCCAGCTCAATCATTTGCGGGCGTGTACCAAAAGCCAGATGCCGACCTCCTTAACACTTCTCAGATACGGAGTGATCCGCTCGATGTACTCATGCGTGTAAACCCGCCGGTGCTCGGGCTCAAGCCCTGGTGGCAGGCAGTTGTTTGGGACCGAGTACCAGACATCGTTGGTCCAGCGGAAGAACTGCCGGAGCAGCTCCTCGTCGCTGTCAAGATGCTCAAGGACTTCGGTGGAGACTATTGCATCCCATATCGTCCCCAACTCTGAAAGCGGATCGCTGTCGAAGTCCTCTGACGAGTAGGCAGCCAGCCCGCGGTCGCGACAGATCTGAACAGCAACCGATGACTGGTCGTATCCACAAGCGTGCTCTCCCAAAAGCGCGAGAAGGTCGCCCCGGCCGCAGCCGTAATCGAGCACACGCTTGCCACGAAGCCGCTCGGCCAACTCTGCATAGAACGGCAACTCCCGTGACCCACGCGTAGACCATTGGTTATCCCAGTAGCGCTTGGAGTTTGGGTTCTCGACGAGGACCTGCGAAACGTCCCGTTGTCCAAGCGCTTGGTTGACTTCCACTAAATCTACCGTCTTGAGGTGTGAGCACGGGCGAGAATAGTCCGCGAAGATTCTGAAGCCCACAGCTTGGGCGCGCCGACAGAACAAGAGGTCGCTGCCCTGGACCGACAGCCCATCGACATCGAATGCCCGAGCGAACGGCGCCCGCATCGCAGCGTGTTCCAGCACCCGCCGAGCAATCAGCACGCAGCCAGTCCCAACAGCGTCCAGCTCCTCAATCACCCGCCGAGTATCTGGCCTGTGCTCTACCCAGTTCTCGCCCGAGGTGTCGTAGGCTGACAACTCCAGTGGCCAGGCCCCGACTGGCACACGTTCGCTCCGCCAGATCGGCGTAGGAAACCCAATCACGTCGAGGTCAAGGTCCACAACCTCGATCGGATCGCAGCCTGACAGCGGGGGATTGTCGGAATCGATGAAGAGAAGCCACCTGGAATCGGTCGCCAGGAACTCCTTCACGATCTGATTTCGCACGTGCTCAATCGGGCGTCCGTTCCTGAGCCACACTTCGATAGGCCCATGTCGAGCACCAACCTGTATCAGGTAGCTCGCTAGCTCGGCCCGTATGTCTCCCGTGTGCGGGACCGCAATGACGACTTCTGGCGACATGCTCACATCCTCGCGAACCGCTCGAGCAGCTCACGGAACCTCGTGCGCATCACGACCTCACGTTGCACTGACGACATACCCTCCATCTCCTGCGCCAGACGCCGCGGCATGGCGAATAGACCCGACTTGACCATCTGTATGCGAGCCACGTCTCTCTGCTTAATCTCGCTGATCGGGATCAATTCGCGCTTCTGCATCTGTAGCTTCAGCTTGGCCAACTCGGCCTTCGCGATTTTCTCTTCAATCTCGGCGGTCCTATAAAGCGCTTCCTTGTTCAGGGGAGGAGATGGGTCCTCGAGTAACGGACCCTCAGCAGGCCAGGTGGGGGAGTCCGAACGCCTGCGCGTCCCACGTATGTGCGTCGAGCGCCAGGCCAGAATCGCGTCTATGTCGTACTGACCACTCTGATTCTTCCCCGGGCAACCCTTCGATAACCACTCGACGACGGCTGCTCCCGACACACCAAACGCCCTGGCGACCGCAGCCTGCGTCGTGACCAGCCGGTTACCGGATCCCTGTGCCGCAGGTTCTCTCGCCCCATTCTCCGGCAAGACGGATTCAGTAACCTGTTCAGGAACAACGACTTGCGAAGATTCTTCCGTTGCCTGCATGGATAGATGGCCGAGCGCAAATCACGTAAGCAATTAGGGCGTATTGGCTTATGGAAACTTCTGTCGAATTAGGCGCCTCCGGGAAC